CCTCAGCGAGACTTCCCTTGAACAAGCCCTTATTGACATCGCCGCCTTCACAGACGAGCGTGGCCTTAAGATTGCTGTTCAGGGCGTCAAGTTGATCATTCCTAAGGAACTCCAGTTCACTGCTGATCGCATCATGAAGTCGACTCTCCGTGTTGGTACGGCTGACAACGACATCAATGCCATCCGCAACATGGGCATGATTCCCCAGGGCTACACTGTGAACCACTATCTAACCGATACGGAAGCCTTCTTCATCAAGACGGATGCTCCTAACGGCATGAAGATGTTCCAGCGTGTTGCGATCAAGACTGGCTTCGAAGGCGACTTCGACACCGGTAACGTTCGTTACAAGGCTCGTGAGCGCTACAGCTTCGGCTTCAGCGATCCCCGTGGTATCTTCGGATCCCCCGGCGCAGCTTAATAGCAGCAAGAAAAAGGGGGCGACAAGCCCCCTTTTTTGTTTTATTATTCAAGTACTAGGGTTTTACTCACGCAGACTGACCTAGCAGACTTAGTAGAGACGGCGTGGGTTATGTGCTACTACACGAAAGGATTTTTCAATGGCTACGTCCACGTTTTCTGGGCCAGTAGTGTCCCAAAACGGCTTTCAAACCACCGTTACTGACACTTCCACTGGTTCCGCTACCTATAATGTAAGTACGACCGAAGCCACCATGACTGGTGCTGGCGGCACGGGCGGACGTACTCTTTTTAAACTCAACGCTAACGCAGCTCTTGGCTCGTTCACCAATGCCCTTAAGGCAGAAGTTGTTTACGGCGCTTCTGGCCGCACGACTGGCCTGGGTTCAGCTTTTGTTGCTGAGATGACCCTGTCGGCCGGCACCTCCGCTGGTACTTATGCTCCTCTTGAGCTTGAGCTCAACGCTCCTGCAAGTGCTTCCACAGGCACGATGACTTCGTTCATCTACGCTTCAACTCAAGGCGCAAACGTCGCTGCGGTTGATGACAATGCCGTGTTCTTTAATCTCCAGGGTGTAACTGCTGGTGCCGGCCACATGGTTGTTGCTGGTACAACGCTTGGTACTGCTTACGGTGGTCTTCGGGTCCGTGTTGGTTCGACCAACTACTGGGTCCCCTTGTACGCCGCTGAGCCGACCTAATGGAGCTTGACAAAGAGTACCTGTTGAACCTTAAAAACCAGGCTTTGGCCGAAAGGCAGAAGTACCTGGACTTGGTTCAACAGGCTAACGGCGCAATTGCAATGGTGGATGTCCTGTTGACCGAGATCGATCGACAGGACCCAACGGAAGAACAAACCACGTAGGAGCTTTCCATGGGCATGTCAAATATAGTAGCCCGTTACTTGGTAGCAGACACAAACGCCCTGGATGCTGACAGTGTTTGTGAGGCCCAAGCTACGACAGAAGCAGACGACTTAACCATTAACGGGACAGATACTTCGGGCGGTGTGGCTACTTTTGCTGCTGCTCGGCAGATCACAGTCAACAGTGCAGGCAATATTGCCACTCTGGTTTTTACCATTACGGGCACGGACATCAACGGTGACGAGCTAATCGAAACCGTCACAGGTGTTAACAACAGCACCGTCACAACAACCGGGTATTTCAAAACGGTGACCAATGTTGCCGTTAGCGGAAGCACCAGCGGCAATGATGTCATTGTTGGCATGAACGGAAATGCCTTGGATGTGGTGTTTGCTGGATCTATCCGCATCAAAGGCGTTTATGTCGTGTTTTCTGGTACTGCTGGAACGATGGACTTTGTAGAAGGTTCTGCTTCCGGGGATTCCGTGTTTAAGTTTGGAACCGTTAATGCATCCACCTCGGTAGACAGTATTCATATTCCAGAAGAAGGAATGTGGGCGCGAAACGGCTGCTACTTAAAGTACGCGGTTTCAACCTTCGCAAGCATGACGGTGTTCTGGGCCTAATATGGCTTCCAACAAGGGCATGGGCATTAAAACCTCGGTGAAGTCGGGTAATTTCCGGCCCACCAAGGCGGGTGCTGGTATGACGGAGAAAGGGGTAAAGGCTTTTCGCAAGGCCAACCCCGGCTCCAAGCTCAAGACTGCTGTTACGGAAGACAAACCATCACCAGCAAGGGCTGCTCGACGCAAGTCCTTCTGTGCTCGCTCTGCGGGTCAAATGAAGAAGTTTCCCGAGGCTGCCAAGGATCCGGACAGCCGTCTTCGTCAAGCGAGAAAAAGGTGGAAGTGTTAGATCATGGAAATGATGCTATGGAACGTTGCGCTCAGCTTCGTGGTAGGAATCATGGTTTTCCTGCTTAAGGGCAAGTTTGATGAGTTGAACAGGATTAGCATCCTGTTGAATCGAACCCGTGAAGAAATGGCACGGGATCACATCACACGAGCTGAGTTTAGGCAGGATATGCAACAGATTCTGGACCGGTTTGATCGGCTAGAATACAAGATTGATCGAATGATATCGGAGCACAAACATGTCTAAAAAACCCCCAGGCCTTTATGCAAATATTGACGCTAAGCGCAAGCGTATCGCTGCTGGATCGGGCGAGAAAATGCGCAAACCCGGAACAAAGGGCGCGCCTACGGCGATGGCCTTTAAGAAATCGGCCCTAACGGCCAAGAAACCTAAGAAAAGGAGTTAATTATGGCTGGACGTGGAATGGGTGCTGCAACTAAGGGTGGTGGTGCTGTTGAATCGGGTCCCCGGAACAAGATGGTTTCTGAGACCAGCAAGAAGACAGGCCCTGCTATGGTCGCCAAGGGCGGCATGATGTCTAAAAAAATGATGGCCGGCGGCGGCATGATGAAGAAGGGCTATGCTGCTGGTGGTGCTGTCAAGAAAAAAATGATGGCAGGTGGCGGCGCAGTACGCGGTAAGTAATGGCGTACCTCATCAGCAACATCCCGTACTTTAAGTGCTGGGTGAGGCGTGAGTTCACGCACATGCATCAGAAGTATCATGGAGAGTACCTGCATGCCATGGCAATTGCGGTCAACTCCATGCCGGATCGATCATTAAGCTTTCAGCTAGTCTTTACCGGCTGTGAAAGTGATGCGGAAGGGACGGAAAACGTCCATGGCGGGGCGATGTGGGCCAGGATGCCAATTACGGCCTTGGTTGGTGACATCGCCCTTGAGGAATGGCCCGAGCGCATGCCAACGCATTTGGCTCAGCCTTGGGACTGTCCTTCGCATCATCACACGGTGATTAAGTTCGCCAGGACTTCTCCGAGCCCCTGGAAGTGCAAGATTGCTGGGGAGTTTTATACCGGTCGCTACCTGTTTACGGTAGACTATGCGGAGAGCGAAGTGGCGGATTGCCCGTCTCAGCACAAACAAAGCCATGTGCTGATGTTAACGGATGCCGGGAAGTGGACTGGGAACATTGTGGCTTTGCCGAACAACCGTGTTCGAGCAACGAGCCCTGCATATTGGGAGACCGGAAGCGGCGCCCCCGATTTCAGGCCCAGCCAGTGGATTCATTGTGCGGAGCAGGATGATAGCTACATGGACCCAACGGTGACTTTTGACAACTTGTACAACGACGAATGACAACTTCCGGCACGACCGATTTTAACCTCAGCATAGATGATGTAGTTGAGGAGGCGTTTGAGCGCTGCGGAATGCGGATGACCTCGGGTTATCAGCTTACTTCTGCTCGCCGGTCATTAAATCTTGTCTTCTTGGATTGGGCCAACAGGGGTTTAAACCTTTGGACAATTGAGCAGCAAACCTATGCTTTGACGGCTGGAGTGGCGGACATTACGCTGGATTCAGACACGGTGAACGTGCTTTCTGCGGTCATTCGGGACACGTCCCAGGGGCAGCAGACGGACATCACGATTGACCGGATTAGCCGTGAAGAGTACTTGAACATCCCGGATAAGACGACGCAGGCAAGACCTGCCCAGTACTATGTCCAGCGGGCCAACACGTTCAAAGTCTTCCTGTACCCGGCCGCCGACCAGGCCTACACATTTGTGTACTACCGGATACGGCGCATTCAAGATGCGGGGAACTACACCAACACGGCAGACGTAAACTTCAGGTTCCTGCCTTGTATGGTCTCTGGCTTAGCCTATTACCTGGCTTTGAAGTTCGCGCCCGAGCGCGTCACGGCCTTGAAGGCGTTTTACGAAGAGGACTTCCAACGGGCAGCTCTGGAAGACCGCGACACAGCAAGTGTGTCGTTTGTGCCGGATTACGGGGAGTGAAATGGCTTTCGCAACCGGTAAATTCTCCTTTGGTCTGTGCGATTACTGCGGCCAACGCTATCCGTTTAATGTCTTAAAGAAGAACTGGCGCGGATTTAAGGTCTGCCCAGAGGATTACGAGCCCAAGGAGCCACAGCTTGAGCCTTTGAAGTACAAGGGCGATGCCATTGCGCTTTTAGAGCCGCGTCCTGACCGCATCGAGCCTGTGTCCGTGTTTGTTGGAACGCCTGGGTTTTCGTCGTTTCAGAGCATTGGCACAGCCAATAATACGATTAACATGACGCCGGACGCATTGAATAAGGCCTTGTTTATGACCATAAAAATTAGCCCGGTATCGGTGGTGATCACATGACCTATGACGAGCTCGTAACCAACATTCGCAAC